TTGCTTGTTAGCAAATATAGCTGAACCGGTTTTTAATACTGTCGGTAAAAGGGATAACCACATTATATTTTATGAGAAGATTGCAACTACAATTATTGCAGCGATTACACCTGCGATTATTTTTTTCTTTACAGTTAGACCATTCCAAATGCCCATAACTTTATTTTTTACTATGTCGATCATGTTGACCTCCTTGTTTAGTTTTTTGGATTTTACTATTTTTTTCTTATTTTTACTAGTGCGTTTTTTCATTTAATTTTATACCATTTGTCCAATATACATATTGGCATATTCCGGGCTATAACCTAAGGATATTAATTCTGCATATTTAGCACTTTGATCGGCAGTGTATCCAGCGGTTGGGTCCGCTACAGTTTGTTGTGTTTTTTGTGAAGCTAAAACTCCAACCTCATCGTTTTTTCTTGTATTTTGTCTCTCCTCTTCTTTATCCATTAAACTTTTAGCATAGGTAGCTACTTGTTCTGGAGTTACACCTCCTGGTTGAGTTTTATTTAATTGGTCCATTTGTGATGAATTTAAATTTGCAACCGACTTAGTATAATTACCTTCTTCATCAAAGTTATCTGGATTTTTTAAATTATATTTTTTATCTGTAAAAGGATTTAAAGTATCAAGTATATTATATGCTGCACCCGCCATACCCAAGTTAGCAATTCCTGTTGGTCCTAGTGTAGCTCCAGTAGTTAAGTCATACCCTGTTTTTATAGATTCTTTCAAAGGATCTTGAGCAAAAGCATCTATTTTTCCTGTAATCATGTCTTTTATTTCACTTAAAGACAAATCTCCTTCATCTGCAATTTGATTTAGTTGGTCTAGGCTTAAATCTTTTAAACTAGTAATACTAGGATCAATAGCATTTAATTTATTTGCTATTTTAGTTTTGTCATAACTTAAAAAATTACCAAACAAATTGTCATAAGCTTTTTCTTCTTCGGTTTTTGGAGTGCTTTTAAACATACCCCCAAGTGTTTCTAAAAAACTTTTTTGTTTTACGTCTGTTGTAACATCGGCTGTTGTGCTATCGCTATCAGTAGTAATACCAGTACCAGTACCAGTACCAGTACCAGTACCAGTACCAGTACCAGTACCAGTATCAGATGTAGTAGTTGCGTTTGCGTCAACAGCAGCTTGTTCTCGTCTTTGTCTATCTCTTGTAACATCACCCTCAGGTCCATAACTACCAATACCTGCAGCCTCATGAGCTGCATCTTCAGAAGGTCCGCGAGGCCTGCCGCCCGTAAACATTTTGTTACGACCACTTAGTACACCGCCTTCAGCCATGTTTTTTCTTTTATTAAGTATATAATTTAATTCTGGATCAAGCACGTTACCGCCTTGTGCCATATCGTCTCGTAACACCCCAGCTCTAACCATAGCTTCTTTTCTTTGTTCTGCTGTCATTTGTTCAAACAAATCAAATTCTTGCGGGCTTAAACCTTCTGCAAATCTCTCTTCAATATCTCTATATTCTGAACTCATAGCTTATTGTTCCTTAATAGTAGCTTTCATTTGTTTTATACCGTCTTTGGCTAAGGATATTGAAGCTCGCATTTTAGCATGATCGTCATCTTGTTCAAGTTTATCCTCAGCTATTTCACGGTTAGAAACTAGTCGTAAAGCATCCATTTCAGCTTTAGTTTCACCTTCTTCGCGCTTTCTTTCTTCTTGTTTAGCCTTTAATTGTATCTCATCTGACTTTAATTTTAACAACGGGTCATTATCTATCTGATTAAGCACTTTTTTCTCTTCTTCTAAGTACTCAGCCATGATTTCAGCTATTAAAATAGCTTTTCTTGACTCAATTTTCTCAGTTATGTTCTTCATTTCTTGTTGCATTTGCATTAATTCAGGGTTTTGTTGCATTTGTCCTGCCATTTGCGGATTTTGTTGTACTTGTGCTTGCATTTGTTGCATTTGTGCGCCCATTTGTTGCATTTGCATCATTTCTTCTTTAAATTCTAGTTGCACTTGCTCTTGCCCCATTAAAGTTATGTGTTCAAGGATGTTTTTTTGCAATAAAGCCAGTATTTGTGGATTAGTTCGAGCCATCATAGTGCCCATAAAGCTTATATGTGCTGCCATGTGTGCTTGGTGGTCTTGATTTGGAAATGCTTTAAAAGGTGTGCCACTTAAAGCTGATATATTTTCCATAGCTGGATCCATTGGCTTTGGTTGTTGTGGTTTCTTTAATAATAAATCAATATCTTTAATACCTAAAGCTTCATACATGCCACGATAAGCATGATATAGATTATGCATCTTAGGATTGGACATAGCTAACTGCATAGCACTTTGTGCAATACTAATTCGTTGTGTTTGTGAAAATATGTTTGGATCAGCAACTGGAATAATATCTATTTTATCATCAAAGTCTGCTGCAAAAATCTGTCTTTCACCGCCGACAACATCATATGGATATTCTGGTGGTAAATAAGTTTTCATAGTTGTTGCTAACAACATAAACTCACATTTTAAACTTTGATAAAGTCTTTTGTGAATAGCTGACATAACCCGCGATCCGCGTTCCAAGAGCGCTACTGTCGTGCCCACTGCTGCGTTTTGATTGCCTTCACCTACTTGCATATCAGCAATCGAGGCAAATCTTTGCCCTGCTTGTACCACAACACCCATTAAACTTAATAGTGTTTCTGATGGGCCTTTAAAAGGTAACGGCATAAACGCATCTTTAAGATTTCCACCAGGCGCGTCAACATCTCTGAACTCACCCGGCTGCAACGGTTGAGCTTCATCACGTACTCTGATGCCACGCATTTTAAATCCAGCAGGTAAGTTGGCTAATGTGCCGGCGTCTAGTAATTGTCTTAATGCACTAGTTGCTGTTCTTGATAAGCCACCGATCATGTGGATTAGACCAAAGCCGTAAAAACCTAGTCCTGGTAAAAATTTAAAGTGTACAAAATAATCGCGGCGCACGCGTAACGGATCTTGTGCGTCAAAGTTTCTTCTAATAGATAAAACCGTACCAGTACCATCATCAACTGTTACAATGTAAGGCAATTTAATTCCTGTAGCTTCACCTTCTTGGTTTATATCTTCAAAACCTTCTAAATCTAATTCACAGTGACATTCTAATAAAGTATGAACTTCATTCATGTCTGCACTAACACCCATGATTCTGTTTTTCTTATCTTCAACTGCACTAGGGTCATCACTTACTGGTGATATTTCAACATCTCTATAAAAGCCACTAACTTGATATTTTAGTAACTCATTACCTGTCATGCGAATAGCATGAGTAATACTTTCAGCATCTTCTAAAGAAGTTGCGTTGTAAGGCACAACTAATTCTTCTGCTGGTATAAATTTAGAAACACATCTACCTAAAATAGAGTCATAATAAACTTTTTTAAAAGTAGAGCCAGCAAGAGGTAAGTTAAATAACATTTGATCAAACTCTGGTTCATACTCTTTCATGTTAACCATAAGTTGATAGTTCATGTATTCTTTAACACGTTCTGCTTGCATTTCTTTAGCGTCGTCTACTTTGCCCATAACTTGAGCTCTAACTGGACCACTAGCAGGTAATAATTCTTTATAAGCTAAAGATTGAAATTGAGTAACCGCTTCGGCTAACACCGGGTGTGTAGCACCACTTGCGCCTTGAAATGGTTCTGATCTATTTTCGTATTTAAAACCAAGTAAGTCTAGACCTTTAGTATATGAGTCTTCCCAATCTTGTCGTGAAGATTTATTTTCAGTATAGTCTTCAATTATAGTTGAACCTATTTCATTAAGAATCATTTCTTCTAAAAATTCTGCTAAATTTTCATCATGCGATTCACCGCCTAGAGCAGCAAGTGCTTGTGGGTCAAAATCTACTTCAGCCCCACCATCTTCCGTTTGTGTAATCTCAACCGGTTGTTGATTTTGTTGTTGTTGTAACTTACCTTGTATTTGTTCTATTTGACCTTGTTGTCCCGGTACACTAACCTTAGTTCTAGTATTGCTAGGTAGTTTTACGCCCATGCCTTTATCTATTGCCATTATTATTTCCTTTGTTTAAACATTTGACCAATACCATTAGCCATCGGTCCTCTACTCGGTGGTATTAAACCACCATTAGCATTTAAGGTTCTGTCAGGAGGTATTACAGTTGCGTCCAGATCACCAGCTTTTAATTGCTTATTAAAATCTTTTAAACGTTCGGCAAGTGCATCAGCTTCTGTAAACTTACCTTCTTCTAGTAAATTTTTTAGT